GTTTGTACTAGCGCGTTTCCCACATTGCGCCAAGATCCCGGTTAGGATCCACATTCATTCACACACCCCGACTTGGAAATCGTTTCGTATGGGTTTCGAATGATTGTAATTTATTAATTCCAGGTGGTAATCCAAATCTATGAGGATTTATCAGTTCCTTAAACACATATACCCTTCTTAACACCTTACGAGTCCTACCAACTTTCCTCCAAATTTCACCACAGTCCGCTGAGTTACCGAAAACCTCGAAATACCTCGATTGAAATAATTCTTCATCAGACATTTTGGGATAGTTACCAGACCCAAAAATTACAGATGCCATCATACTGTCAAAATCTCTATATGGTTTTCCATTCTGTCACAACGAACCCAGAAAGAATGTAGTGTCGGTACCAGCAGAAGATCTAGGTATCTCTCGCTTCAGTTCAACACCAAAGTTTCCTGAGATAATGTTGGATAGTTTATTAAAAGAAAAGGCTCAATCACGAGTACATATAACACTATCATCACCAGATACATATAAAAAATAACGTTTATCATAGATAGATTCACCCTGCTTGCTACATAAATCGAAGAGAGCACAATGTTCTATAATCCACAAACAAGTCGTGTTCAAACTCGTTGTATGACCAGACCCAGACATTACGCCTGAGGTTCTATATTTATATTTTAACGAAGGATGATATAAAGGCATTGTTAAAGTATAATTTCGAACACAGTTGTAAACCTTTAATAGGTAACCTTTAAGACCCATGATCTGGGCATGAATAGAGAAAGCAATAACCCCAACTACCTGTCTAAGAGAGTGATCCCACTTGGACACGTCACAAGATTCTGTAATACCTTTAGCTAACTCACTAACCATCATGGATATTTCTAGTTGCGTATGACCTGTCTTTCATTCAGAAGAATGCTTGAACGATGAAATGATACGCTTAAATCATGTGTCGAAAAAAGTTTCAACGAAAGCTTGAATGTGTTCAACAGCACAAACAACGCGAGCTTTCAACTTACCCTTCTTCACCTGCGTCCTCAGAAACGCGGCGGCAGGATAACTATAGATTGAATCCCGTGAAAATTTTCCAGAAACCAAATCATCATATACTTGCTTAAACTCAGAAACGAATTCTCGCTTTTTACGATGTA